TCATTGGAAGACATTGAACGTGCGTTCTTCTTTACGCAACTACCACTAGAGAAAAATCATCTGCACATTCTGGGTGTGGGCGCAGCCAAGCGACTTCTACCCTACATTATGTTCATCAAGAATGGAATGTACGACGGTGTGTCTGTTAGTTACGACTCCACGACACATTCATCTGGTGTAGAGTTGGGCAACTACTTTGGCGAGCGTTCTATGCTATCATTCAGCCGTAGTTACAATTCGGTGTATGAACTGATGCATCGCGAGTCGTCTAAAATTACGAACATTGACATTCCACAAGACGAGTTCTTCAAAATTCTAAACACAGGAAAGACGAAGTACATTGAAGTCGGCGGTGATGTTGAATTGTTCTACGCAGTGAGACTTGCAACCATCATTGGAAGTGTTCTAAACTTCTGCAAGTACATTGATTCTTTGCTTGAGAGTCCCAAGGCATTTGACAAGTTTGTGTCTTCAGATAAAAACCTACTTCCTATTAGAAATTTGGTTGATGTAAAAGACATTGACTCGTATAATTACTGGAAAGGCGAGGTTGGGCGATATGTGAAGTCTAATCGAATCGCCGCCGGTCAACCAGCAACACTTGAGGAGTTTTTCTAATGACAACATACAGCCAAACAAAGAGTTATATCAAAGTCAGAACCGAGTTCGAAGGTTACCATTTCTATCCCAACGCAGGTGACATTGATACTCGAATTGGGTTCCTTGAAAACGTGCATCGCCATATGTTCAAGGTTGAGGTGAAGATTGAAGTTGAACACGACAATCGAGAGCTTGAATTCTTTCTAGTAAAGTGGGCATTGCAAGAGTTCATCAGTGGTGGGAACATGAACCACAAGTCTTGCGAGATGATCGCCAAGGATATCATCAACAACCATCTAATCCCCAAGTATGGTAACCGCTACTACGAGGTTGTGGTTAGCGAAGACGGCGAGTCTGATGGTATTGTAGAAAACATTCCTGTTGATGTATGATTGAATACAAGAACGAACGCGAGGAGCGCCCTTGGGGTGAGTTCACCACGCACGCGTGTGGTGATGGTATTAACCACGTGTTCAAACTTAAGACGATGATCATCAACCCCTATCAAAGACTTAGCTTGCAGCATCATGACAAGCGCAAGGAGGTTTGGGTTGTTGCCGCGGGTGTTGCAAAAGTAGAACTAGATGATGAAGTTTTCTTTGCACCACCCGGCAAGGTTGTTACTATTCCAATGAAAGCAAAACATAGAGTCTCTTGTGTTAGTCCATTTCCCTGTGTTATAGTTGAGCTACAAATGGGCGATGAATGTGCCGAATCCGACATTACTCGACACGAAGATGACTACGCGAGGAAGACATGAAAAATTTGTTTATTGTTGATATTGAACCCCTGGATAATCGCTACACAAAGCAGTGGTTTACTTGGATTCCAGAGCTGGCACGAAAGACTATTGGTGATAAATTTCGTGTTGTTCCCGTGAGCGGTCATGCCACTGCGTATGATAAGCCTACTGCGGGTGCATTCTTTGACTTCTCTGCTACTTGTGAGTACAAGGCAAGCCAAGCGGTTGAAATCTCTAAGCTGTTCTCCAGCGGTGTTGTTGGTAATGGTGATGTGTTCTTCTTTACTGACGCATGGAATCAAACTGTCCATACAGTAAAGTACATCAGCGAACTCAACGGCATTGATGTGAAGCTGGTTGGCATCTTCCATGCCGGTGCTTATGATCCAACAGACATCCTTGCACTCCGCATCAAGAACAAAGACTGGGTAAAGGAACTTGAGCGCTCGTATGCAAGTGCCTTTGACATGATGTTCTTTGCAACAGAGCAACACAAGGATAAGTTTCTACACAATCTTGAAATCAATAATCCCAAGTATCATTCAAAGAGTTATGTTTGTGGTTATCCCCTTGAGTATATCGCGGATTTGCGAAACAACAATGAGAAGAAAAACATTGTAGTATTCCCACATAGAATCAATTCGGATAAAGCACCCGAGATCTTTGATAGTTTGCGGACATATGTCAATAACATTTTCAGCAGAACTGATATTGAGTTTGTGAAAACACAAGAACTCAACATGAACAAGGAAGAGTATTACGAGTATCTGCAACAATGTAAAGTAATTTTTAGTGCAAACAAGCATGAGAATTTGGGTATTGGTACTTTTGAGGCAATGACTGCGGGTTGTTTGCCCCTTGTACCCAATAAACTATCATATGCAGAAATGTATAGTGATGATTTTCTATATGATATGCCCAATAACTTCTACCAGTATCCAGGATTATACCTAGAGCCCTTGGCACAAACTATTATCCATATGGTTGATAATTATAACTCATATAAAGAAGCATGGGGGAAAGATGTTGTAAGAATACAACAACAGTTCTTCAGTGGTGAAAAGATGATGGAGCTCATCGGAAAGGCTTGAAATTTATTCTAAGATCCCTTATACTGTAGGTACAGTAGGAAATAAGGAGTAGATGATGAGCAAGACCCGCAAAACCCTTGTAGTAGAAACTCGTTATGGAACTATGAAGTTCACTGCAACGGAAACAGAAAGCGCTCATGAAGTTGGCTATAGTTTCCGCGAAATTATCAAGACATGGGCAGGTTTTACTGAAGAAACGCGCCCGGTTCGTATCGAAGAAGCAGTTGAATACCATCTCGCTTATGTTGAGGGTGGTTTCGCAGAAGTTAGGTATGTTATGCGCGAACGTGAAGCCGAGATTCGTGCTCGCAAGGCCTTCGAAGCAGAATCAGAACGCATGGGTGGTATGCCCCGCGAACTTTGGGGCATGCCCAAGGAAGTTATCGAAGCCGAGTGGGCAAAGCGCATGAAGATGGGCTGGTACGGTTGGTAATTGACATTTATTCTAAGATCCTTTATACTGTAGGTACATGATGAAGGAGCAAGCAATGAACGAACGAATCAAGGAACTTGTCAAGAAATTCGCCGAGGACTTTGTCGATAGGTCCGGATACGATATGCGAGAGCTTGAGCCCTTCCTTGTAGAAAGCCAACTGTTCGCAGAGTCGATTATTCGAGAATGTGCCGGACAAGTCAGTCGGACTACTGAGGCTGATTCTATCCTGGTACATTTTGGAATCGAACCCACACAAGAGAAACCTCTGATGTTTGCTGGAGTGCCTCTTGTTCGTGTGGCCAAAATCGGACGCCGTTGGCAAGTGCAAGAACGCACTAGCGAAGAGTCAGACGACTGGACTAAAATTGGACCCACCTTTGCTACTTTAGACGAAGCATTGGATGCTGCGCCCGAATTGTGCGAGTTTTAATTTGGTGGACCGAAATGAATGAACGAATCAAAGAACTAATTCCCAGGCCATGGACATTTCCGTATCCCGACAGAGAAATGTATTCTAGAGAACAAATGGAACATCTCGCCGAGTTGATTGTTCGGAAATGTCTAGAACTTGCCCACGATGAACACAAAATGGCATTGGAGTACGAGTGGGACAACGATGATACAGCAACTAGCATTCGTGAGTCTATATCCAAACATTTCGGAGTTGAAGAATGAACGAACGAATCAAAGAACTCATGTTAGAAGCTGGCTATGCCGCTCCGGAACTTGCTGGTCGGGCTAATAAGCTCGCCGAACTGGTGGTCAAGGAGTGTGCCTACATTGTAGAGAATAGCCCTTGGCAGCTGAGTCGTGGGTACAAGGCCGTAGATCAAGCCAACCTGCTCAAAGTGCACTTTGGAGTAAAATAATGGAAACAATCGTGTCTGTACTTTCTATTCTCAATTCTTTGGCAGCCGTTTCTTCTCGAAATGAGAAGTTGGCTATTCTACGCGCAAACAAAGACGACCTGGTGCTGAAGGAATTCTTCAGGCTTGCGCTTGATCCCCTGATCACATTTGGCATCAAGAAGATTCCAGTATACACGCCCAACCGTAATCCACTTGGTGTCAATTTGGATTGGGGCATGGATCAATTCGAGAAGCAGTTTACAACTCGTGCCATTACAGGCAACGATGCAATCAGCCATCTTACTTACGTACTCGAGAATGTATCAGAGGACAATGCAGAGGTTCTAACCCGCATCCTTGCGAAGGATCCCAAGTGTGGTGTGGCAGAGGCAACTGTAAACGCTGTGTGGGAAAATTTGATCTTTGACTTTCCGGTAATGAAGGCTACTCCTCATGACGAGAAGACCATTCAAAACATTTCGTTTCCCGCCTACAGTCAGCTAAAGCTGGATGGTGCCCGGGCACAGATTGTCATCAATAACGGCACTGTTACTGTTTACTCCTCAAGTGGGCGCCCCATCGAGACTCATGGTTACTTTGATTGGTTTGCCAATGTAACCGACAATCTGGTCTTTGACGGCGAGTTGCTTGTTACTGAAGACACTGGCAAGTTCATGGAGCGCAAGAAGGGTAATGGTATCGTGAATCGTGCAGTAAAGGGAACCATCCCTGCGGCACAAGCAAAGCAGCTGCACTTTGTTGCCTTTGATATCGTTCCCCTGGCTGATTGGAAGGCTGGTATCTGGCATAAAGCATACGTCGTGCGCTTTTGTTCTCTTTTGGGTTACAGCACGAAGTTTCGCCATAACGCCTCTGTAGTTGATACGAATGTGGTAAACAGCGAACGCGAGGCATTGAATCATTTCAAGAAACTATATAAAGATGGAAACGAAGGAACTATTCTGAAGGATAAGGAAAGTTTCTGGGAGAACAAACGTAGCAAGTACCAGATTAAGATGAAGGGAATTCTAACATGTGATCTTAGAGTTGTTGGTGTAGAAGAAGGTACTGGTAAGAATAAAGGTAAGATTGGTGCTCTTGTGTGCCAGAGCTCGGATGGTGAGCTTGAGGTGAATGTAGGTACTGGTCTAACCGATCAAGATAGAGCAGAGAAGTTTAGCTTCTTTGTTGACAAGATTGTCGAGGTACAATACAATGAACGCATCGTCAACAAAACGGATGGTGCAAAGTGGTCTCTGTTTTTGCCTCGGTTCGTTCAGGTGCGTATCGACAAGAATGAGGCAGATAGTTTGAATTTGATTAGCATTAAAGGAGCATAAAATGGCTAAAGCGCGTATTACTGATAAGGGTAATGTACAGGTAGTGATGACACAAGATCAGTGGCAGATTGTTAATGAAATCTTCCAACATGTTCGTTTGGGGGACCGCAATCTTGCAACAACACTGTTTAGTAATATGGTTCTTGATCTGTCGGAGTTCAATTCAGAAAATGACTTTGAAACATACGATCATAGTAATTTTGAAGTATACGTTACCCGCGAAAACAAGTACGGTGAAGTTACCCGCGTAGAAGACTTTACCATTGAACTTGATGAGCGAGATAATGACGAAAGAGATTGGGATTAAAATGAAAATTGTAAGCGCATCGGATTTGCATCTTGAGTTCCACGGACACAAAGAGAACTTTGGTCTTTCGGACACTATTTTGTACAATGGTCTAAATGCCGATGTGTTTATTCTTGCAGGTGACATTCTAAACTCAGAGGTTTTGAAGAACAGGAAGAAAGGTTATCGATCAAAACTTGATAATGTTTTTGGTTGTTTTTCAAAGTATTACAAGAATGTCATCTACGTGATGGGTAATCACGAACACTATGAAGGCGACTTTCCCAAGACAAAAGAGCTGATTCTAGATTTTCTGTTTCTTGAGTACAGCAACATTACTCTTTTGGAAAAGACTGGTGTGTTTATCAACGGGGTTCGTTTCTTTGGTGGTACGATGTGGACTGATTTATCAGATCCAATCGAGGCGCATGTTGCAAGAAAAGGAATGAATGATTATTACCTTGTAGAGAATACATCGAGGAAAATAGCGTACCGAGCGAAGAATGAAGATGATCAAATGTTTATGAAGTATCGATCGGGAACATTGCTTCCCGCCGATACAACAGAAGATCACTTTGAGTTTATCAAAGCGCTTGAAGAAGACATGGCGTTTCACAATGAAATGAACTATGTGGTTGTTACTCACCACTCTCCTTCATTGGCTATGTGTGATCCTGTATACCTTAGTGATGAGTACAACTGTTGCTATCATAACAACCTTGACAACTTTATTATGGACAATCCGCGTATCAAGAGATGGTTTTGCGGGCACACCCATAGAGCAAAAAGGTTGACTATGGGCGAATGTGAAATTATACTGAACCCAAGAGGCTACCCGGGTGAGCTTCGAACTGAGTATGAACTAGCGGAGACAGAACTATGATGGTTGATGTAAAGTGGGATGGAGACGAGGCATATCTTGTCTTTCCCGATGGCGCTCTTCCAGAGAATTGGAATGTTGGTGACATGATTGAATGGATTGACAATAAGGATGGATCTTGGACCATGAAAAAGAAAGAACGAAATTTTGTACAAGAGGTTGTTGAGTTCAACCGCCTAGCGGGAGGTCAGAATACTTTCAACCCCCGTATGGTTGCCCTTTATGTTGGTCTACAACTAGAGGAAATGGCAGAGAAGATCGAGTCCATTCCCGACCCATACGATAAACTAGGTAAGTTGCGTGTTGCACTTGAATACCATTCAAGGTTGTTCAAGGAAGGCACGTTTGACAATCTAGTGGAAAAGATGGACCATGAACATCGAGTAGAAGCATTGGATGCTGATATTGACTTGGCGGTAGTTGCTCTGGGTGGTGCGTGTGCGTTGGGCGCTGAAGTTGAACTTGCTGCCAATGAGGTAATGAGTTCCAATATGTCAAAGTGCATGGAGGATGAAAACGGTAATCTGTACATGGCAAAAGATGCCAACGGTAAGGTTATCAAGGGTAAGAACTTCTTCAAACCTAATCTAAAGAACTACGTAAAATGAAACCAATTATTATGTTGGATTTAGATGGAGTCATCGCCGACTTCATCTCTGTGTACAATGAGGTTACTCCTCCAATTGACTCAAAAGAAAAATTCTATGATGCGGTTCGTGTACATAGAATTTTTGAGAAGTTACCTTTGCTACCCAACGCAAAGAAGCTATTGAGTCTTTTGTTTGATGAGCTAAAGGTAGAGGTGCAAATCCTGTCTTCTATGGGTACCTATAATAAAGAGGTAGCCATGCAAGTTGCTGCACAAAAGACCAAATGGCTTCACATGCACGGTATCAACGCATCAAAACTAAACTTTGTGAACTCATGGAGTCTCAAGGAGAACTATTCTTCGCATCGAACAATCATGATTGATGACAGAAGTGATGTGATTGCCCAATTCATCAAGCATGGTGGCTTGGGAGTTCTATATGATGATGCAAAGTTCGACACAATTAAGCATGAGATTATCGAGAATGTTGAACTAATCCGTAACAGCGCAAAAGCAGAGGTAGTGTAATGCCCACATATACATTCCGCAATCTAGATACGGGTGAGTTCGAAGAACATGTAATGCGAATGTCCGAGCTAGACGCGTTCAAGGAGGCAAACCCCCGACTTGAACGTGCTCTTGTCGATACTCCTAATTTTGGTGATCCTGTTCGTATGGGTAGAGTAAAACCCGACAATGGTTTCAAGGAAGTTCTACAAAAGATTTCCGAGCGAGCCCCAGGCGGGAAGGTACTAAGAGACAATATACGATAGAGACTATATACAGAGTGTTTTACTAACCGAGACCTCTGATGGCAACCAAAAAGACCGCGGCACAAAGACGAGAAGAAGTCATTGAAGGCGAAGATCACAAGCATCAACATCAACCCGTATCTAATGGACTAAAAGTCAAACTAGACCATCTACGAACCTTTGACCCCCTAACCGATAATCAAGCAAAGTTTTTTGAGATGTATCGGGGAGGGGGTTATTTTATTGGGCTTTTTGGTAGCCCCGGTGTGGGCAAGACATTCCTTGCAATGTACAGATCCATTGAGGAAGTTCTCGCAAAAGACAATCCGTTCAAGCAGGTTGTAGTAGTGAGAAGTCTCGTGCAACTGAGGGAAATTGGCCATCTGCCGGGCAATCTAGAAGAAAAGCAAGAGATTTACGAACTACCCTACAAGGAAATTTGTGGTACTCTGTTTGGTAGATCTGATGCGTGGGATCGTTTGAAAGAACAGGGACATGCAAGATTTATCAGCACAACCGCTATTCGTGGTATCTCCATTGATGATTCAATTATCATTGTTGACGAAATTCAAAACTGCAACTGGTCAGAAATAAACACCATTGTTTCCCGCGTTGGGCATCGCTCCAAGATTATCTTCTGTGGTGACTTCAAACAAACTGATCTTATCAAGTCAAACAAAGACACAAGCGCCTTTCACGATTTTAGAAAGGTCGCTACATCAATGTCGGCGTTTCAGGAAGTTTACTTCACACCAAACGACATCGTGAGAAGCTCGCTGGTGCGTGACTGGATTATTGCTTGCGAACAAAACGGGTATTGATATGGTAACTGCCGAGAATCTTTCAATTATTCTTCCAAGATGCAAGGATCCTGATCGTTGGGCATTTGAACTTGAGTCTGAACTGTATCAGTACAACATAACAACCACGGAACAGGTTGCATCTTTTCTATCCCAAACCGGACATGAGTCGGCACACTTCAATGTTCTTGAGGAAAATCTAAACTATTCCAAAGACGGACTTCGCAAGATCTTTGGTAAGTATTTCCCCACGGATGAACTAGCCGCTTCTTATGCTAGAAAGCCAGTTGCAATTGCGTCAAGAGTTTATGGTAATCGTATGGGTAATGGTCCCGAGGCAACACAAGATGGTTGGAATTATAGAGGTAGAGGTCTAATCCAGTGCACTGGATATAGAAACTATTCTGCTTGCTCACAATTCTTGTTTGAAGATGGTAGACTTGTTCATGATCCCGACTTGTTACTGGAGCCCAAATATGCTATACTATCGGCATGTTGGTTCTGGTCCGCGAATAAGTTGAATGATTATGCTGATGATGTTGTGAAGACCACAAGGATAGTCAACGGTGGTCATCATGGACTTGAAGATCGACAAGCAATTTATAATCGAGCAATGAGTAACCTTTGATGATATATCAACCAATAGAACTTCCAACACTAGAAAGAAAGACGGGTAAATTTGGCAGAGTTTATGTAACAGACGATGGCACTGAGCTTCCTTCTGTAACTACTGTACTTTCGCACAAACCCAATCAAGATCTGGATGACTGGAGAGCTTCTGTTGGCGAAGAAGAAGCAAAACGAATCGCGGCAAGAGCAGCACATAGAGGCACATACATTCATGCTCTGTGTGAGGCGCATATAAAGGGCACACAGAAGCCCCCAAAAGACATCTTCAACTACGACATGTGGGTAAGTTTCAAGCCTCTTGTTGAAAGAATAGAAGAGGTATACGCACTCGAGGCACCTCTATACAGCAAGTTTCTGGGTGTAGCGGGGACAGTAGATTGTGTGGGATTGTGGAACAGTCGCCTATCAATCATAGACTTCAAAACCTCTAGTAGAGTAAAAAGTGCGGAAGACATTCCCTCCTATTTCATGCAATGTGCCGCATATGCCGTAATGTGGGAAGAGCTAACAAAGAAGCCAATTACCCAGCTGGTTGTTCTTATGGCAGTGGAAGACGAATCACCCCTTGTTTTCGTCGAGCACCGAGACAACTGGATCAAGGAATTCATGCAGCTTCGCAAACAATACAAGGAAACCTTTGGATTATGATCAAAGTATTCTTGGCAATATCCCTACTCTTTGTCGTATCACCTCTGCATCACATAGGCATCAAGCAAATCATTGATGCCGAGATTGCGTGCCTGACCATGAACATATACTATGAAGCAGGCAGTGAGCCCAAGCAAGGCAAGATTGCCGTGGGTAACGTTACCATGAACAGAATGAAAAGCAACCAGTTTCCCAATACTGTATGTGGTGTCATTACTCAATCATATAAGGGAGCGTGCCAGTTTTCATGGTTTTGTAGTGGTAAGATACGCCAAATCCCCCAAACTACATACAATGAGCTAAACAAATTGGCAAAAAAGATTTACTTTGGTGAAATAAGAGACGTAACAAGAGGAGCATTATTCTTCCATAATCCAAGTGTTAGTCCCGAATGGGCATCACACGAAAAGATGACTGTTGAAATTGGTAATCACAAATTTTATAGAAAGTAATCATGAACAAAACATCAAATAAAGATGAGGAGATTATTCCTAATCTATTCTCAAGAGAGTTTGATTTCATTCGAACTGTAACTCAAGAAGTAAAACGCCACGATGTATTTCTTGATACTGATATTGGAGAACCTCAAAACTACAGAGATCTAATTACGTTACTATTCAATGCAAATGAGAATGATAGTATCAACATCTTTATCAACTCGCAGGGTGGGCATCTAAATTCCGCACTTGCAATCATTGAGGGCATCAAACATTCAAATGCCCAGGTAACTGGTATCATCATGGGTGAATGTTATAGTGCTGCTTCAATGATTGCACTAAACTGCCATAATGTAGTTGTTCTGGATAGTGCGAATATGATGATTCATACTGCTTCATTTGGTACTGCTGGTAATACTAGTAATGTAAAAGCATATACTGATTTCACAGTAAAGGAAGTTGAAAAACTATTAGTATCAACATATGAAGGATTCTTAACTTCGGAAGAGATTGATAAAATAAAAACCGGAGTTGAAATTTGGTTATCTGCAGAAGATATTAGTAAACGTATGGAAATCAGGGTTAAATTATTGGAAGCCAAAGAGCAGGAAGTCGCTGCACCCACGCCGGAGCCAAAAAAGCCCACTAGACGCAAGAAACAGTGACGCTAAGTTGTTGATTTCATTGGTAGAGTTTTGAAGAATCTTCGTTTCTAGCGTTTTCGCCTATACGAATACAGAATCAAGCCCAGAAACGCTCAGAAAATACCCGACCTAACCAGTCGGGTATTGTTTTTTATTCTAAGATCAACTATACTGGTAACAAGTTAGAAAAACAGGAGAAACACGATGAACGGCAAGATCAAGTTTCACAAGGCAGCGAGCCCCGCGTTCAATGTGGGCGAAGTGTGGGTTAGCGTCACTGGCGTTAATGTTGAAATCGTTGAGGTCGTCAAGTATCCTGGCGCTACCGAAGACCACACTGACGATTACGGCGTGACATACAGGAACATTGTAGATGGTAACATCCACGAAAAGGATGCTTGGAATTTTCAGGTTCGTTACACACACCACGCGGATCAGTTTGTATAATACGTTCAAGGAGTAGACATGTTTCTCGTTAAAGCAGGCACTGTGATTCAGATTCAAGTACCTCAGAGTGAGACTCATCACTATTGGTCATGTTGGCGGCCCTACACTACCCGTGAGGACAAGCTCTACGACAAGCACGAGGTCTGGGACGCTGTGGCAGTGTACAATGAGCGCGAGGATGTTCCCGAGTGGGCTCGCCGCAACGTTGTGGAATTCAATAAGGTGGTGATCCAGCGCTCCGGAAAGTATGCACTGGTCAACCCACAGGACATTGAATTCCTCAATTGACAATAAATCAGTTTGGGTCTATAATACACACATAGACAGTTAGAAAGGGAAGAAATGAGCTATCGAATTCATGTCACTGTGATCCATTCTCTGGGTGAATTTAAGGGTTACATCGATAATGATAAGGGTTTGACCTTTAAAGAAGCGCAACAAATCAGAGATCAACTTCAAACACAGATCAATCTTCTGGAAAACTTAACCCTTGAAGCCAGTAATACGTCTATCACTCTTCCGCAGAAGATCCTTGAGAACTCTGTGTTCAAGTTTCAGATTTATGAGCAGTAAAATGAACGAACAAATTCAGAAACTTTGGGCTCAGACTGTACGCGAATATGGTCATGCTGGTCAAGAAGCTTGTGCCCAACAATTTGCTGAGGCGATTGTGAAGGAATGCGTTCAGCAGTGTAAATCTGTAGGTGAACTAGCTGAACTTATAAATTATGGCGAGATGGCTCGTAAGACTAAAGCAACGGCTGCAAGCTGTTCCCAAATGATCAAGTGGCGTTTCGGAGTTGAATGATGGAACATTTGTATTTTGCCGGATTCGTGGCAACAATGGCTATGGCAGGATTTGCCAAGAGTGACAAAAATTATGGTGAAATGCGAGCACTCTTAGTTACTGCTGTATTATTTCTTAGTTTGTGGTTGGAAAAGAGAGTATAATGACATACCGTGAAACTGATAACTTATTGCAATGGATAGGTGCTGTTGCAATTATAGTTGGGCATATTTTGAATACTCTGGGGTCACAATACCATAGTGATTTTTGGAATATACTAGCATTTGCAATAGGAACTACTGCGTTTCTTTTGTGGAGTATTCGCGTGGCAAATAAACCACAAATGATGGTGAACGTGGTTGCAATGACCACATGCACTGTAGGGTTAATCAAGGCACTTATTTGATTTTTATTCCAAGATCCACTATACTGGTAACAAGTTAAAAGGAGTTAGTGATGAATATGTTCGTGTTTGAAGAAGTGCTGTGGGACTACACTCCGGGCATGGTTGTGATAGCAGCGGAAGATCTCGTAGAAGCACAGATGTTTGCCTACGAAGCGTTCAACTACCGCAAGGAGAACACGCTGGCAGACTTTCTGGAACAACAGGCAGGCTTCAACAAAGCTGATGGTGTGTATCCTCTGGCACCGACCGTTCACAAGGGCGTTCTCCACTCGGTACACGGCGGCGGTTGATTTTTATTCTAAGATCCACTATACTGGTTTTATCGTAAACAAAAGGAGTATTTGAAATGAACAAGAGCGTTGAACTTAAGGCAGCACTGGAAAAGCTGGAAAAGACTCGTGCGGAAGTTGCCGCGGTGCGTGCGGAAGTGCGTGAGGCTGCCGTGCGTCGAGCAACTGGACTCAAGGAAGTTAAGGCTCTGATGCGCAAGCTGAAGGTTAGCGTGTCCGATCTGACTGATCCCAAGTTCATGTTTAACTGATATAGCATATCACAAAAGGATACATCATGAGCTGGATTCTGGTTATCTTCGTGCATGCGAGCATCTTGAGTGACAAAGACAGCATGGCGATTACCAATGTGC